CTACCCAAAAACAACACCCGTGATATTCTGGTCATTGTCAATTCTTATTTCTTTAATGACCGAACGCCAAAGCGTGCGTTTTTCCTCACGGGTCAAAGTATCGTAAATGGTTCTAAAGCTATTATCAAGAAGCCTGCGCACAGCTGCAAAGTCTGGCGGCGCTTCCTGCGCTGGTTCCGGTATCTGGTTCAGTGCAGAAACATATATTTGATAGTCCTTTTTATAGTCTTCAATGTCGATAAGGTCATTCACATACAGTTCTTTTAATTTGGTCAACTTCCGTTTCAATGCGGCTTTGTCAGTCCGGGCAACGGACGCTTTCTTTTTGGCTGCTTCCACGTCCCATTCAAGCTGGCAGCGTTCCAGTTCTTCCCCTAAGTGTTCAAACAACCATTGTTCCACGACGTCTTCACGGGCTGAATGATTATGAGAGCAGCGCCCACGCTGGAAATGCTGGTTGCAGCGGTAATAAAAATAATCACTGGATTTGTAGCCAACAAGTTTGTGCCCACATTCAGCACAAGTCAGAATGGAAGTGAAAATATAAACCTTGCCAGATGGAGCAGAACGCACATTGCGTGTCAGAAGCGCTTGCACCCGGTCAAATTGCTGTCTGTTTATGATTGCCGGGCAGAATTGGTCATTATATCTGCCGCCACGGTCATACACGCCAGTGTACAGCTTTTCTTTCAGCATACGCCGAAACGTGGCGTCACACCAGTTCACGCCGTATGTTTCCCGGACATAACGGACAGTAGCCCGCTGGGAAACTGTGTTTTCAAAATAATTAAAAGCGTCTTGCACAATGGCTGCGTCTTCCGGTACGACTTCCAGCCGCTTTTCTTCATTCACACGGAAACCGAACGGAGCAGAACCGGAAACAACGGTGCCGTGTGCAATCTTACTGTCAAACACCACGTCTATTCTTTCACCGTCTATGTCGGCTTCATTCTGCGCAATGGACAGCTTCACATTGATATACAGACGCCCGTTTGCGGTTGTTGTGTCGTACTCTTCATCAGTGGTCTTCCAGTCGCAGTTGTGCGCCTGCAATATTTCCATGACTTTGTAATAATCAGCAACGGAACGAAACCAGCGGTCAAGGCGGGCAAAAAGCAAAATGTCCACTTCATCACGCTTCACGCTGTCCATCATGCGTTGAAATTCAGTTCTTTTGTGAATGTTCTTTCTGGCGGTCTTTGCGGCGTCAATATAAATTCCAACAATGACCCAGCCACGTTCCCTTGCGTATGCTTCCAGCCGTTCTTGCTGGGCTTCCAGTGACAAGCCTTTTATCTTTTGTTCTTCACCGGAAACCCTTATATATAGAGCAACCCGGACAAGCGCCGGGGCAATTTCCTTGTTTCTCATAATATCACCACAATTCTTGTCAATTTCCTTTTATTTCCCGTCATGCCGTGATAATATAATAAATGCAGACGGTATGTTGTATCTGGTATGATATATCTTTGCACCGCACCCGGAGTGTTCCCAGCACTGCGGGTGTTTTTATTGCCAATTTTTAACAGTAGTTGTGAACCTGCCAGACCTTTATAATTGAAAAGCGCCCAGCTTTTCCGATAAAAGAAAGGTCGTGGGAGATAATGAAAAAGAAATACATATATCATAGCAACCATAATATATTTGCTATTTATTACAGCAGCAACAACACAATGTATATCAATCTTAACTTCACAGGAACGACACAACTAATCATTAAAAAGTAAAGCGGGACCGCTGGGCGTCCCTTTAGGGGGACTACCCAACGTCACTATTGCCGCCGTTGTCAACTGGCGGGTATTGCTTTTCTAACTCTTCCGGTGTGTCCGGTACGTCGTCATACAACGGCTTTTCTTCCGGCACGTCTTCTGCGTTTGCAACGTCTATGTATTTTTCAATCATACGCCGCAGCGCTTCCCAGTCTGCTTCATCAAAAAGCGCAAACGTCTTGAAAATGTTCTTTGCAAATTCATTCTGCCCGGTCATTACCCGGTCAATAAGTGCGCTGTATTCAGCTTCATTGCTGGCGTACATATCACCAGTGCCATTCAGCAGCCATTCTTCACTGATATTAAATTCACTACATATCAATTTATATAATGACAATTTCTGGTCCGGCTTTGAAAGTCGGTTGTTTTCAATATTATTGATAACATCACGATTGACGCCCAGACGTTCACCGAAAGCAGTCTGCGACATTTTCAAAGTATCTTTTCTTAAAAATCTAATACGTTCGTAAACTTCCATTGAGCAGATACCCCCTTTCTTTTGTTTTATGAGTTCACTATACAACAACAAATTGAGTAAGTCAACACAAAAATAATATAAAAAATGCAAAATAGAGTTGACATACTCAAAACAATGGTATATAGTGAGTATACAAGCACAGGACAAATGCTTGAAAATGAGTTAAAAGCACAAAGAACGGAGGTGGCAGCGGTGATGAACAAGCACGAACCGGATATGCCGTACTTTGACATACTGGGAAGAGCGCAGGCAGCAGTTTTTCCAAACGAAGAACTGAAAGCGGAAAACTTCAACTTGGTAAATACAGAGGGTTTTGAAAAAGCAGTGGTGCTTCTGAAATGCTGGGCAGAAATGACAATGCGTGAAATGCTCAAAGAAAAAAACTTCCGCATTGAAATTAACTACAATGCGGAAGCCAAAAAAACCACATTTGCAATATATACACCTACTGCAAAAGAACAATCGGACAGTCAGCAGGAACATTCAGAAGTTTAATATTACTTTCTTCAATACAGAATGTAGCGGACTGAAAACCTTGTTTGAAGTCTGGACCGGTAAAAGCGTTGTTTTTTATACGGTCAATCAAAGCGGTTTTTTCATCAAGTGAAAGCGGCGAAAAATCAATTTCATATTGATGTAAAGACATATTCACACCCCCTTTGCTATGGATTGCCAGCCCTGCACTGGCTGACAATCCAATTATAGCAGAGGACCACAACACAGAAAAGGAGGAAGCAGACATGGCAGCAGTTGAAATGAAAGACAAGAAAAAAGAAATAATTGAGAAGACCGCACAGGAGTTCCAGAAGTTAAATGGCGACAATCAGATGTTCATTCTGGGCTATATGCTGGGTATTCAGCAGGAGCGCCAGAGAACCACACCGCAGCCACAGACGGCATAGGAGGTGGCAGGAATGGAAGTGCAAGGAACATTCAATGCCCAGCGCTTCTTTGACACTTTGGCAATGATTATTTCACAGCGGGAGGGCGTAAAAGTCACCGTGACTGTGAAGCAGCCGGAGCCGGAAGAGAAAAAGCAGCGGTCAGCATAGGCGCTGGGCGAAAAGCAAAGGTTTTTCAATAGTCAAAATGTGAATAGTAGCGAAAAGCTATTCAAGATAAATCATACCAGATACAAGGAGGAAAAACGCAAATGAAAGAATTTGTGAAGAAAAAAGCGGTCATTGTAAAAGACAGACTGGGACTGCCAAACTACATGACCATGTTTTACATGGAGCCGGGGACGTACAACCCGGAGGACGTGCCGGAAATGTTCAAAATCAGAAACAAGATTGTCCCGGCAATTCTGATTTCACAGTACCACAACACAACCATTAAGAGTATGGGCGGTGACGTTGCAGTGTCACTGCCGTACCAGCAGCCACGCCACACAATCACACTTGATGAAGCGGCGGCAGCCTGCGCCAGAAAGGGTGAGGGCTGGCACCTTATGACAAACACGGAATTTGTCTATCTGCTACATGAAGCGGAAGAACTGGGGCGCATAATAGGCGGCAACACGAACCACGGAAGCAATGCAGACAACCCGCAGGAAAAGGGCGTTGTATACGACAGCGCCGGAAGAACACTGACCGGGTGTGACCCGCTTACATGGTCACATGACGGAACCGCAGGCGGCGTGTTCGGTATCTGCGGCAACTTCTGGGAATTTGTAACGGGCTTACGCCTGCATAAAGGTGTTGTGGAGTACACAAAGGACAATGACGCAGCAGTTGAGGGCTACAAGGACGAAGCTCCGGACTGGACCGTTGCAGAGGTAAACGGAAAGCCATTGAAGCTGTATGGCAGCAGTGACGGCGGCGTGGTTATGTCAACCGCAGAAAAGATAGAAAAGGACTGGGACGGCTGCCACATTGCAGAATTGCAGCTGGAAGAGTTGGAAGACGTGCCGGAAATTGCGTACAAGCTGGGAATTGTACCGCACGATTGGAAGAACGAAACAGCCGGAATATGGGCAGACAGCGAACTTGAAGAAGCCGTGCCTGTCCGGGGTTCGAGTTTCGACTACGCTTCCAACGGTGGTGCTGGTGCGCTGAACTTGCTCTACCCTCGTTCTGGCGTCTACATCAGCGTTTCGTTCCGTTCCGCTTTGTTCTTGGAAAGCTGGCAACTGGTAACTGATTTACTGAAAGCGGGTGCGGAAGCACACGCAGGAGCGCAGGACGAATGAGCGCAGATAATTTCCCATACGTCGAGGGACAGCCAGCGGAAATCTATTTTGACGGTAAATGGCACCGGGGCAAGATAATTGCCGGGTACAGATTTAGGGACGGAATAGTGACCGTACAGACGGAAGATGGGCAGAAAATCTGGTGCGGTGAGAGCCGCAAAGAGTTATACAGAGCATTGTAAAAATGGCAAGCAAAAAGCCTTTGAAGCTGTGCCGGAAACACAAAATCAAAGGCTTTTCAAAAGTCAATATGTTAATAATTCAATACACGTTTATTATACCATATTGGCGGTTACAAGTCAAACATTTTAGGGCTGAAAAGTCCTTGAAAATAGCGGGTTTTATCCCTGCTAAACGGGCTTGTATGGGGTATTAACATTCCTACGAAATATATAAATTTATATATACGCTGTATGGATAATAAACAGGATTGATGGAGGATAGAACCACCCCACTTCTGGTATACCCTTATACGCTGAAAAAGGTATCAGACAGAAAAGGAAGTGCAGTGGTGTTTATCAGAGAGAAGAAGACAGACTGTGCCAATTATAGAGAAGTGGACATAATACCACGAACAGAAGCAGCAGAGCAGGCAGCCAGAGGGAAGAGGGGTAAGAAAAGAAAAGTCAATGCCCCAAAGCAAAAAGACCTTAACGACAAGAACGCCAAACGGTATCTGGTGCAGCTGGGAAATGGCAACTTTCACATAGGGGACCTGCACACGTCATGCACATACAGTGAAGAGAACCTGCCGGGCACAGTAGAAGAAGCAGAAAACATTGTGACAAACTACCTGCGGCGCATAGCATACCGCAGAAAGAAACTGGGGCTTGACCCTTTGAAATACATACTTGTCACGGAATACAAATACAGCAAGGACGGGCAGTGCCTAAAGCGTATACATCACCACATCATTATGAATGGTGGGCTTGACCGTGACGACGTGGAACTAATGTGGACAAAAGACCGTATCAACTGGAAGAAGACCAGTGACCCGGAATACAGAGCCAGTATAAAACAGCTGGGCTGGGTAAATGCAGACAGACTGCAAATGAATGAAAACGGAATAGAGGGACTTTGCAAGTATATTGTCAAGGACCCGCAGGGAAAGAAACGCTATTCCAGCAGCAGAAACCTTGACCGCCCGGAAACAACCAGAGAGGACGGAGGGGAGAAACAGCAGCGTGACCAGAACCACTGGAAGTACAGCCGAAATCTGAACGCACCGGAAGAAAAGTGCAATGATTTTAAGTACAGCAAAAGGAAAGTGGAACAGCTGGCAAAGTCACCGGACGCAGGGCTGGAAGAGTTCAGAAAGATATATAGCAACTACAACATTGTGTCATGTGAAGCGGTCTTTTATGAACAGACCGGGTGGCATATTTACTTGAAAATGTGGAAAAAAGAGCCAAAAAAAGGCAGGACAAGGAGGAAAACGAAGTGGGAACAGGAAGAAAAACAAGGCTGCGCCGGATATTAAGGCGTAAGAGAACAAAAAGAGTAATTAAGGCATACGGAAATTACATTGCAGCAGGCGTGCTGGTATTTGTTGTGTGCGTGGCTGTGGTAGGCGCAGCAGTAAAGCCAACAGCAAGCACGCTGCCGAAGAACACACCGGAACCAGTACAGACCACACAGCCGACAGAAAGCACCGCAGAAGAAGCGGAAGCGTACCCGTTCAACCTTATGTCATTTGACTGGGACGGGGAAGCACTGGACGGCTGGACACGCTATGAAGTACCGGAGGACTACGCAGACAACGGCGGGTATTTACCGGAATGTATGCAGCAGTACACATACATAATCTGCAAGCAGTATGGCGTTGAATATACGCTGGCGCTGGCAATTATCGAGATAGAAAGCGGGTACAGATGGGACGCCAGCTGCAAAGAGGGTTCAACCGGATATATGCAGGTATTGCCAAAGTGGCACAAAGAACGTATGCGCAGGCTGAATGTTGATAATGTGAAAAACCCATATTTCAACGTGCTTGTCGGCGTAGATTATCTGGCAGAACTGCAAGAAAGGTTCGACACAGAAGCGGAAGTGCTGACAGCCTACAACTACGGTGTTGCTGGTGCTTATGAACACGTATGGAACAAAGGATTGACAGAAACAGAGTATTCAAGAGAGGTGCAGCAGGCGAAAGAAAGAATTGAAAGAAGAATGAGGGGTGAATGGTGATGGAAAATGAAATCAGACTGGGCGACATTCTGGACAAGCTGACGCCCAGTGACAGAGTGGTGATATATAACGCAGCCGGACAGGTTGTATACCGTGGATATGCTGCAAACGCAGTGCATGGAGCATTGAACCCGCAGCGACGCATTAAGAAAATGGGACTGGGTATGGAAACATACAGAGCCACGGAACAAATGTGGGACTGGGCGAAAACAGACAGCCTGCCGGAGCAGGTGCCAGTTGAGCAATTCACACAATACCGGGTGGAAGACCTGCAACACATTCTGTATATCAGAATTGAACTAAAGAGCGAGTTTGAGAGGTAACGGGCATGAAGTGCAAATGGTGTGGCGCAGAAGTTGAACTGGGCAAGCGGTGTGAATACTGCGGGTCAATAGCAGAACCGTTCTACTACGGCGTAAACCCAGAGAAAAAGGAGCAGGAACCACAGAAAGAAACGGAATACACAGTGCAAAAGGGTGACAATCTTTGGGAAATTGCATGGAGATTTTACGGAAAAGGCGCCGCCTGCTATGCGCTGGCACGTAGAAACGGCATTAAGAACCCGGATTTGATATATCCGGGGCAAGTATTGAAGATTTAGGAGGAAAAGAGCATGAAGCAGCAATGGGAACCACCAGAACTGGAAGAAATGCCAATAGTCATATTATCACTGCACCAGAAATGGTGGCAGAAGATGGCAGCAGGTGAAAAAGTTCTGGAACTGCGGAAGACAAAGCCACAATGCAAAGCACCATTCCGGGTGCTGGTGTATGTCACAGGCGGCGTGGGAATAGTTGGTGAATTTATTTGCCCGGAAGTTCTGGAAATCAAGAACTTTGAAGAAGCAGAGAGAAAAAGCAAGGTTCCTGCACATGATATTCACAATTATGCAGCAGGAAGCAGAAACAAGGTATATGGCTGGGAAATAACAGCCGTGAAAGAATATCCACGAACAGTGACGCTGGAAGAACTGGGAATGAAGCGTGCGCCGCAGTCGTGGCAGTATATGAGGTGAGAACATGAACCAGATACAACAGGACAGACAGAAGATAATTGCAAAGCTGGTGAAAATAAAAGCACTGGCAGAACGTGGCATAGGCGGTGAACAGCAGACAGCGCAGGTGATGTATACCACGTTGAAAGAGAAATACAAAGTCACAGACGCAGAGATTGAAAAGGCGGCAGCGGTTCCGGTGGACATTTCAGAAATTGACTTGAAGAAATTCTGGGGCATAGCTTTTCAACTGGCAGCAGTCGCAAAGACATTGCAGGAAGAAACGGACATTTGCACTGCCTGCCCGTACACATACACGGACGAACAATGCACGGGCTGCGGCACATACTGGAATATGCGGGACTTGCGGCTTGATTTTGAAGCAATACAGCAAAGATTGATAAAGGCAGCAACGGAGGTGTAGCAGATGGAAAAAGAAATGACGCTGGGCAGTTTGTTTGATGGAATAGCAGGTTTTCCACTGGCAGCAGCACAGAACGGAATAAAAACAATATGGGCAAGTGAAATTGTGGGAGATTGTATTGACATTGTGAAAAAGCATTTTCCAGAAATTCAACACTTGGGAGATATTACAAAAATAAACGGTGGAGAGATACCACCAGTAGACATCATTAGTTTTGGCTCACCGTGCCAGAATTTATCAACAGCAGGAAATCAAAAGGGACTTGACGGCGAAAAGTCACAGCTATTTTTTGAAGCAATAAGAATAATCTACGAAATGCGAGGTGCAACAAATGGGAAATATCCAAAATACATTATCTGGGAAAACGTGGCAGGGGCTTTTTCGAGTAATAAAGGGCAGGATTTCCGCAGAGTGCTTGAAGAAATCACAAAAACCTACATTCCAATGCCTAATAGTCGAAGATGGGCAACAAGCGGAATGGTTAGAAGCGCCGCAGGCAGTACAGCTTGGCGACAGCTGGACGCTCAATACCGGGGAGTGCCCCAGCGTAGAAAACGTATCTACCTTGTACACGATTTTAACGGAGAACGTGCCCCAGAAATATTATTTGAGTGCGAAAGCGTGCTTGGGTATACTGCGCAGGGCAGAACAGAGGGGAAGAACATTGCCGGAAGTGCTGGAAACAGCGTTGAAGCAACAGGCACAGGAACAGCAGCAGGCTTCTTGCCACTAAACAGCGGAAGAGCAAATGGGGTGGGATATGAGGACGAGAAAAGCCCGACGCTTACGAAAAACCCACCAGCGACAGTTTACACAATAGCAGGAAACGCCATTGGAAGAATGGGAAGAAACGGTGGAAATCAACTGGGAGTTGGTCAAGATATTAGCTACACGCTGACAGCAGCGGACCGGCACGCAATAGCAGCACCAGAAGCGTTCAGACTTTCCAGCTTTGGAGGGTTCGCAGAGGGTGTGGGAACATTGAGAGCCAGCGGCGGTGATAATGGGGGGGCAGTGAAACAATGATTGTAGAAAAGAATTTACAGTTTGCGGAAGCCTACCAGCACCACGGATATAGAATGAGCAAAACAGCAAATACAATGACAGCTGGTGCCAATTCAAGCGTAAGAGGTGACACAAGTTTTGTAATTGAAAACAATGTGGTGTGCTTTGATGATGTTGTAAAAAATGAAGACGGTGGATATTGGGCTTGCATTTGCAAAGACTGCGTGAAGAAACACAATATTTCAGAAAACCTACTGGACGACGCAGGACAGGGGACTTGCAGTGTTGCGGGCTGCTGGAACGAAGCTGATTATTATATAGATTTTCCACAGATGGAAGAACCGAAAGAGGGACAGAACTTTTGGAAAATAGCAAAAGAGTTATTGCAAAAGGTCACAAAAATGGTTCGGTACAGAGTACGCAGGCTGACACCGCTTGAATGTGAAAGACTTGACGGCTTCCCAGATAATTGGACAGAGTACGGCGCAAGCGGCAAAGAAATGTCAGACAAGACAAGATATGAAGCACTGGGAAACAGCATTGCGGTTCCGTGCGCAGACAGAGTGTTTGCAGGAATTATAGCAGCAGAGAAAAACGGAGGACAAGACAATGAATGAAGCACAGAGAATGGCAGAGGTTGAGAAGTTTAAGAATTACTTTTCGTACATAGGCAGACCGGGAGCAGACAAACTGCTTGCATGGCTGGAAGAAGCGGGATTTTTCACAGCCCCGGCAAGTACAAAGTATCACGGCGCATACGCAGGGGGACTGGTAGAGCATACAAACTATGTATACCGCAGATTGGTTCAGCTGGCAGACGCAGAGAACAAAAGACAGGGCAGAACGTACCCGGAATACACAGTGGACACAATCGCAGTTGCAGCGCTTCTACATGATGTTTGCAAGGTGGACGCCTACAAGGTGGAAAAGAAGAACCAGAAGCAGAAAGACGGCAGCTGGAAAGAAGTTGAGGTGTACGGATATACAAACAGCCTGCCGCTGGGACACGGTGAAAAGTCAATTATCCAGATTATGCGATATATGCAGCTTACGGAAGAAGAAATGCTGGCTATCAGATGGCACATGGGCGCTTTTGATAGCGCAGTAAAGGGCGGCAGCTATGACATGAACAATGCTTTTGCAGGCAGCAGGCTTGCAGCCATGCTTCACATTGCAGATATGATGGCAACACACCTTGACGAAAGGACAAACGCCCATGAGTAGAGCATATTACAGAAAACGCAGTGAAGCGACGGAGCAGGAAAGAGTTATAAACTGGGCGAGGTTCTACGCAAAGGACTTCCCGGAATTGGACTTGCTGCACCACATACCAAACGGCGGCAGCAGAAACCAGCTGGAAGCGGCGAACCTTAAAAGACAGGGCGTGAAAGCCGGGGTGCCGGACTTATGCTTGCCAGTAGCCAGAAACGGCAAACACGGACTGTATGTGGAAATGAAGTGGCAGAATAACAAGACCACAGAGAAGCAGGACTGGTGGCTGGAACAGCTGCGGCAGCAGGGATATGAAACGGCGGTTTGCTGGTCCGCAGAAGAAGCAATGGACACAATAGCAGGTTATCTGGGAGTTATGGAGCAGACGGGAAGAAAGGTGGAATTGTAATGGGCTACATGGACCACACATTGAAAAAGACGGTGCCATATTACAGCACCATGAAGCGTGCCGGAGCATTTAAGCAGCAGGAGCCACGGAAGCGGCAGAAAAGAACGACGCTGACAGAATACAGCCAGAACGGGCAGAAAGCAGTATTGAAACCGCACGTCACAGTCAATCAAGCCGCAAAGAAGCTGTATGACTATGAACAAACCGGGTTGTCACCACATGAGGTTGCAAACCTTGTTGAGCAGGTGCAGAACTTGACAAGGCGTGTGAAGAAATACGAAAGCTGGGAAGAATGATTGACGCTGAACGCTGCTTAGTATGTGGCGAGATTATCCCGGAGGGTTCGCAGGTCTGCACCGCCTGCCGTAAAAAATACAACATTGAGCCGCCGGACGATTTAGAAGAAGCAGCGCAGGAACTACGGGACGTAGCAGACGTGCTGAAAATCACAGAGGGCACAGACACGAACATTAAAAAGTCAATGGAAAGCATATTGAGGATTGCAGACAGACTGGAAAGGACAAGCAATGGCAAGAAAAGAAGATAAACAGCCACAGTATTTGCCGTTAATAGTAAAAGCAAAGTTACATACTGGCGGCAGGGACTATGAGAAAATCAAAGAGGAATTAAAGGGACAGGGCTTCACCTGCAAGCAAATGAAAAGAATGGTGCGTGAGGGCAACTACTTTGACGGAATAGTGCTGTATTTGTCAAAGTGGAACTGGGACAACCACGAAAGCTGGCACCTTTACAACTGGGACGACAAGGACGACAAAGAAGTTATGCTGGGCATATATGAAGCCGAACAGTACCACCCGCAGGCGCCGTATAGATACAGAGATAATTTTGAGAAGTTCCAGAAAGACTGGACAAGTGGAGAATATGACCCCGGTATGACGTTCGCTTTCAAGGACAGTGAAGTTGAAGTGCTGGAAGTACTGCAAGAAGAGGTGGACAACATAGACCACGAAGCAGTCAAAAGACAGGTGGCAGCAGCAGAAGACGCCCAGTACCAGAAGAGAAGAAAACAGCGCCAGCGACGCAAACAGGCAAGCAAGGGCAGCAGATACCATAGAAAGTTCTTTTGATGGAGGAATAGGACATGGCAAAAGGTAAAAAGCATTACAGCGGAAAAGAACTGATTTACCGCCGACAGCTGGCACGGCAGCAGGAAGAAGCAGCAGAGAAGACAAACAACATAAGAGTGCGCCAGCTGCACCAGATAAACGCCAGCCGCCGGGCTATTGGCTGGGCAAAACAGAAAATGCGGGAGGGCAAAAACAATGATAGCGTTCTTGATTGAGATTGTAAAAGCAATAATCACATTCTTTGCGGTATGCGTGGGGCTGGGAATTTTATTTCTGGTTTATGTAGTAGTAAGGGAAGCAGCTTGGGTTGTAAAACATGAGAACCGGAAGAAATATGAACAGGAGGACAAAGAGGAATGAAAGCAGAATTTTTCAAGGCGGTGTGTCCGTTAGAGATTGGGGACACAGTAGCAATCAAGGTATCAAAGGACGGGGAAACAAAAGAAGCGCTTTACTTGCCGCAGGGCTGCACAGTGATTACAACGGCAGCAGTTGCGCTGCATAAGGTCACAGACATTGCGACGCTTCACTATCTGAAAAAAGGCGAAACACAGTTCTTGTATGAACTGGACGGCTGCGGGAAGTATGAACCATTGACCGTGAAAGTTCCGGTCAGAGAATTTGCAGACGAACTGAAACGCCGGGGCAGATAATAACAAATACTTACGGAAGTATACAAAATATACAAATATACTTCCGTAAGATTGTGAAGAATGTCAATAGACTTTATACTTCCGTAAGTATATAATAAAGACAGTTGAAGAAGTAAAGCAAACGGAGGTATAAAACATGAGAACATTTGAAGTTGGCAAGAGATACGGAGAAAGCGCAGTTGTATTTGAGATAACAAAAAGAACTGCAAAAACTGTCACATACGCAGCAATACACCACGCCGGAAGATACAACGAGAGCCGCAGAGAAGAAAAGCGGGTGAAAGTTCACGACTGGGGAAGCAGAGAAGTATTTTTCGCAGGCAGTGAAACAGTAGAAGCGTAAAAGACCGGGACAAGCGCCCGGAAACGGGCGGCAGTACCCCAGCTGGTAGAGAGACGGGCACGGTGAAATAAAACGGCAGCAGCCGTTGTCAGTCCGTGTCTATGATGTCGCTGGTTCAAATCCAGCCTGCCGCATTACTGGGAAAGCAACTATAAATTCATACCAGATACAAGGAGGAATACCACATGAAAGTATTATCAATTATCAACCTTAAAGGGGGAGTGGCAAAGACCATTTCCAGTGTAAACATGGCACACATTCTGGCAGCAGTTAAAGGCTGCAAAGTCTTATTGATTGACAATGACAAGCAGGGCAACGCCAGCAAGATTTTGAACCGCCACAGCTATGACCACAAGGGCACGGCAGAGGTAATGACACAGCGGGGCATTGACCCGGCAGAGGTTATCCAGCACACGGATTTTGACGGGCTGGACATTATCACAGCAAACATGAATTTGCTTACAGCCAATCTGGAAGTCATGCTGGACCAGTCAAGACCGCAGCAAACACGCTTCAAGAAGTTTCTGGACGGCTTGCAGCAGGAATATGACTACTGCATTATTGACAACGCCCCAGACATTAACATTTCAACCATAAATGCGCTGGTGGCTTCACAAGACGTCATGGTGCCTATAACCATTGATGATTTTGCAATAGACGGTCTGGCAGAACTGAAAGAACAGATTGACAACACCCGTGAGGACTTGAACCCACAGTTGCGCTTCTGCGGTTGTTTCGTGACACAGTACGACAGAACCAATGAAGCGGACACGCAGGGCGAAGAGTTCTTGAAAACGCTTGAATATCCGGTATTCAATACACACATTAGAAAGACACCAAAAATGAAACCCAGCACATTTGCAAGATTGCCAATCATTCTATATTCCCCACGCTGCGGCGCAACGGCTGACTATAAAGCGTTAGTGGAAGAATGGTTGAGAATGTGACCAATTCGGACACGTTAGGAGGATAAGAACATGGCAGGAGCAGCAAAGAAATTCAATCTGACAGAGTTATTAAACCAGCGGTCAAAGGAAACCGCAGAAGCAGCACCACAGGGAGAGAAAACAGCAGAGATTGCCACGCCGGAAGAGGGCGTGAGCAGTACAGCTGATATATACGACCTCATACCATCAAAGGGCAACTTTTACAGCGTGGAGGACGTGCAGGACTTGAAACAGTCCATTGAACTTCTGGGAGTGCTGCAACCGCTTCTGGTAACAGAAGAGGAAGAGAACGGCAAGCGCCGTATCATTGCAGGACACAGAAGACGGCTGGCGGTCATGCAGCTGGTGGACGAGGGAAAAGAGCGTTTCAGACGGGTTCCAATCTTAATCAAGCCAAAGAAAAACGCCATTATAGACAGACTGGCATTGATTATGGCAAACCGTTTCAGAGAGAAGACAGACTGGGAACGCATGACAGAAGCACTGGAAACAGAAAAACTGGTGCTTGAATTAAAAGACAGCATGAACATTCCCGGCAGAACCCGTGATTTGTTAGCGGAAATTATAGAAACGTCCCCGGCACAACTTGGAAGATACAAGGCAATATATAACAACATCATTGCAGAACTGATGGCAGAATTTAAGGCAAACAGAATTGTTGTATCTGTCATTTATGAAGCGTCCGGGTTGCCGGAAGATTACCAGAAGCAGGCAGCAGAGATATTCCGGGAAAATGAAGTGCTGACGCTGGCAGACGTTAAGCAGTTGAAAAAGAACTATGAAGCGTCACAGCAGATACCGGGGCAGATGGACATAAACCAGTTGCAGGAGCAGCCGGAAGAGCCGCAGACGCAGGAAAGCACAACAGATGGTGAAACAGACGTGCAGCAGGAAGAAACAGCCGCAGAGGGAGCAGGAGAAGCCACAGAGCAGCAGCCAGAATATGTTGACCCACAGCCAGAAAGCATGACTTCACTTTGTTACAGCTGCACGCACTATGAGGAGTGCCACGACAAGACAGCGACCGTGACAAACTGCAATGCCTATGAAAACCGCAGAGAGGCCCAGAAAACGGACGAAGAGCGGTACAACGAAGAGCAGGCAGCTATTGACCGGGAAACACAAAAGAAACTGCGTGAAATGCAGCAGGAAGAGAAAATGCAGCACTTGCCGTCTGATGAAAGAAAAGAAAAAACAATCAGAGTATCACCGGACAAAATGAAAGCCGTTGCAATCGACCATACAAGACCATACATGATTTTGAAAAATGACGATTACAGAGAGGGCGACACAGTGAAGCTGATTGAGTTTGCAGAGGGTAGAGCAACCGGAAATACGGCTGACATGAAAATTATCTGCATGGACGACGACACGACCAGCAGCGCACTTGAAGAGGGCTATTGTGTAATAGCGCTGCGGGAGATGTAGACGTGGTACAGATTTTAGAATTATTTGGGGGAATTGGTTCCCCCAGATGTGCTTTGCGAAATTTGAACATTCCAACAAAAGCCATTGACTATGTGGAAATAGACGAAAACGCCGTAAGGTCATACAATGCAATGTTTGCGGAAGAATTAGAGTATAAAACACAATCAGTGGTGGGCTGGAACCTCAAACCAGATATTCTGATACATGGCAGCCCGTGTCAAGATTTTTCCATAGCTGGACAGCAGAAAGGCGCAGAAGAGGGAAGCGAAACACGTTCAAGTCTAATGTGGGAAACAATACATATCATTCAAAATATGGGCGAATGGAAACCGAAATACGTTATCTGGGAGAATGTCAAGAATGTGTTATCAAAGCACATGGTTGCAAATTTTAAGCGGTATCAATCAGAAATGGAAAAGCTGGGATATTCAAACAGCTATGAGATATTAGACGCAAGGGACTTTGGGCTGCCACAAGCACGAGAAAGAGTTTTCACAGTATCGGTGCTGAATGGTGAAAGATTTGACTTTTCAGACTTAATCAGAACACCAATGAAAGATATATCAGAATTTCTTCTGAATAACAACGAAGTGCCGCCAGTGTACGACGTGACACAACCGAGCGTATACAATGTGATTGGCTGCACCGGGATAAAACGTGCGACAGTAATAAAAGATTTTGCATACACAATCACGACCAGACAGGACAGAACACCAGCGCAGGTGATTGACTGCGGAAATGGGCGTTATAGGTATTTGACAGAACGGGAGTGCTGGCGCCTACAAGGATATACAGACGAGGACTACGAAAGGGCAAAAGCAGTCCAGAAGCGTTCTGGAAGATACAGAATGGCATTATACAAGCAGGCTGGGAACAGTATTGCGGTTCCGATATTTGAAAGTATGTTCAGAAAGATAATTCTACACGAAACAGCATAGGAGGTGCAGAAAATGCCAATAAACATGACAGATTATAGAATGATTATCAACGAAAGAGTATACAACGTCTTGCAAATTATGATTGATTTTACAGGACCGGTAGAAGATGGGAAACCACCAAAGCCAAAGTTTATTGACGCAGTATACATTGACGAAGACGGAACAATAAAAACCATACGTGATGAAGCGTGGTGCTTTCAGTTTGTGAGAAGAAACGGAGGTGCAGCAGATGGAAAGACCAATAATAATGCTTAATACAGACAATATGCCCGTATTTTGCCGCAATCAGTGTGCAAATACAAAATGTGCAAAGCATATCACAAAGGCTTATGAGTGCGGCGGGGCGTGTTCTATGCAGCTATTAAGAGGACAGCCGGAGTGTGCAGGGTACATATCACGGAGGAAAAGGAAATGACGCAAGAAAACGTATGCAAGTCTTGCGAATATTACGAAAACTGCGGAAAGCCGGAAAGATACATGAAGTGTATGGGTTACAAAGAGCGGCAGCAGGCAGCAGGCAAACAGAAAGTTGACGTGCAAGGCTGACAGCCGGGAAAGACTGGCAATAAATGAAATGGAGGAACAGCAAATGGCGCAGGCAATGGAAAGAAGCAAGGTAATTGAATTGCTGGAATATTACAAAGACATAGACGGGGAGGTGAGCATATACAGAAAGATTATAAATGACTTGACGGACCAATACTACAACCCCATTGGCGCTATACAGTGCGACGGTCTACCAAAAGGAAAAAACAATATATCACGACAAACAGAAAATATGGCACTGAACATTCCAGATTTTGTCAGTGGAGAAATTAAAGACTATGAAGCAAAGGTGCAGCAGTTACAGAGTTTGAAAGCACAGCTTTTGCAGGAGATTTCAAGACTGAAACTGAAAGAAAAGCGTATTATTTTCGATTTTTACATTCACAACCTCAAATGGGAACAAGTAGCGGTACGCAATTCATACAGTGAGCGGCAGTGCAAGAACATTAGAGATAACGCACTTGCTACGCTGTCACAGAGGTTTGAAAAAAACCAGATAATTTCACAATTCAAGAAGATTGCATAAGCAATCATTGCCCGCCATTGCCTGCGTTTCACTGGTATAATTTATATCAGCAAAGCAGGCTTTACGCCGTTATATTTGCACGTTGGCAATAGTGGGCTTTGGTGATTTTTTGAAATTACAAAGCCCATATTTTTTTATACTTCCGTAAACCGGAAGAGTTGGAAAGAATGAAAACAAACGAAAAGAGGTGAGAAGATGGGAAGACCACGGAACCCGGAGCGGGACAAGTCAATGCAACGCTATCTGGACGCAGACGGCAAGATTGAAACAGCAGAACTGGCAAAGCTGGCAGGGGTGCCAGAAGTAAGAATAAGAAAATGGAAGTCAGAAGACGGCTGGGACGAAGCCTTGAAAAAGAAGCCAAAAAAAAGGGGTGGACAAAAAGGCAATAAAAATGCTGCTGGGAAAACCCCGGCAAAAAAGGGGAATAAAAACGCCGTCACACACGGAGCCTTTGCACAGGCAGGCTATGAAGACATAGACCCAGAGCAGGCGGCAGCAATAAAGAACATGGGCACACCGTCCGCACTATCTCAAATGATGGAGGAATTGCAGGCACTATACGTCCGCAAAGCCTATCTGGAAAGCCTACTGAAAGAGTATGAGAGCAAAGAAGCAGGCGGCTTTTACACTGATAAAATAGTGCACATGATTGTGCCAAAGAGCATGGAAGAGCGCAGGGAAGAAGAGGACTGCGGCATGGAGCAGGGGCAGGCAACAGACCCAGAGGGCGGCAAAGAGATATATAAAACAGCAATGAAATCTATTATCAAGTCAAGCCCATTTGATAGAGCAATGAAAGTGGAAGCCGAACTGAACAAGCTACATGGGCGTATCATCAAGCAGCTGGACAGTATCAAGGCGTATGAGTTAGAGGACAGACGCTTACAGCTTGCGGAAAAGCAACTTGAATTGAACAAACAGAAGCTAACGGGAGAATTTGAGATTGACCCGGACGGAAGCACAGAAAACGACGAAATCACAGACGTTGTGGACGACGTTTGATAGGTTCTTCCGGCGGTCTGGAAGCACTGCGGGTACGCCGACGCCCAAAAGGTGCCCAGATATAAATTGAAAAATTTCACTTCCGTTTCCGGAGCCAGAAAAAAGAAAGGGGGTGCGGTTTTTGAAAGCGTACACATCAAAGGCAGTTGCTACTTGGCTGGATATTTCAGAACGCAGAGTGCGCCAGCTGCGTGACGAAAAGGTTATAACGGAAATCAGACCGGGGTTGTACGACTTGAAGACCGTAAACCACCAGTACATAAATTATCTGCGAAAGAACAACCCGGAAAGTGAAAGCGCTGTGGACTACAACGCAGAACGTGCGAAGCTGGTTAGGGCAAAACGAGAAGCACAAGAACTGGAATTGCAGTTGCGCAGAAATGAAGTACATACCACAGAAGACGTGGAACAGGTAATGACAGACACGCTTGTTAGGTTCAAAACAAGATTGATGGCTATACCTGCAAAATTAAGCCCTATACTATCAAAGAAAAAGGACCAGACAGAAATTTTCAAGCTATTAAAGACGGCTATTGATGAAGTGCTGGAAGAACTTTCAGACTTCCAGACAGTGTTTGGGTATGGTGTGGACAATGAAGAAAAACACAGTTGATATGTTCACACGTATTTTCAAAGTATTGCAGCCGCCGCCGGAAATGACGCTTTCACAGTGGGCAGATAAATTCCGCAGGCTGTCTGCCGGGTCTTCTGCGGAGCCGGGGCGCTGGAAAACAGCAAAGGCACCGTATCAAAAAGAAATCATGGACGCCATAACAGATATTACCATCAAAAAAGTGGTGATAATGTCAGCTGCACAGGTTGGAAAGACTGACGCAATGGTGCTGAACCCTATTGGCTATTACGTCCACTATGACCCGTCACCGATTATGGTTATTCAGCCAACTATTGACATGGCAGAAAAGTTTTCAAAAGAAAAGCTATCCCCCATGCTGCGTGATACACCCGTACTTGCAGACCGGATAAACGAGAAGTCAAGAAACAGTGGTAACACAATCATGCAAAAGATATTTCCGGGCGGCTTCATCACCATTGCCGGAGCAAACAGCCCAACAGGTCTACGAAGCCACACCATAAGAATATTGCTTGCAGACGAAATAGACGCATACCCAGCCAGTGCCGGAAAAGAGGGAGACCCGCTTTTGCTGGCTTCAAAGCGTCAGACTACGTTCTGGAACAAAAAGCAGGTGGACATTTCCACACCGACGGTCAAGGGTGCGTCCAGAATAGAAGTGGAGTACGAAAACAGCAGCCGGGGAGAATGGAACACGCCTTGCCCATGCTGCGGAGAATTGCAACCGCTGGTCTGGTCAAATGTGGTTTTTGACAAAGAAGACCTAACAGAAATCAGATACGCTTGCAGCAAGTGTGGCGTCATATCCAGTGAAGCAGAATGGAAAGAACATTTTATTGACGGAACCTTTGTGCATGAAGACCCAGAAAACCCGGTGCGTGGGTTCCATTTGAACACGCTTGCTTCAACACTGACCACATGGCAAGAAGTTGTTGAAAAGTTCATCATTGCCAATGCAGAAATGAAAAAAGGCAATGTGGAACTGATGAAAGTATGGACCAATACGGAAATGGGGCAGACGTGGGAAGAGGACGGCGAAACCATAGAAGACGACGAGTTATTGAAACGCCGTGAGAAATACAACTGCGAAGTACCGGAAGAAGTACTGTACTTAACAGCGGGCGTTGATACACAGGACGACAGATTTGAAGTTGAAGTGGTGGGCTGGGGTCCAGAATATGAAAGCTGGGGCATAAAATATGCGGCAATATATGGGGACAATTCAGACATTAACAATCAAGTCTGGAACGACCTTGACACGTTCTTGCAGCAGACGTTTGAAAAGCCGGACGGCACAAAAATGAAGCTGTCCTGCGTCTGCATAGATAGTGGAGGACACAGAACCAATCAAGTATATAAATTCTGCAAAGCCCGGTTTAGTCGCAGGGTGTTTGCAATCAAAGGTTCAAACGATAGCGCCGCCGCATATATCCAGAAGCCGTCAAAAAACAACCGTGAGGGCGCATATCTGTTTACGCTGGGCGTTGACACTGGAAAAAGCCTGCTTATGGACAGACTAAAGGTGGAAGATGAGGGACCGGGATTTTGCCATTTTCCAAAAGAAGAGGGCAAAGGATATGACGAAAAGTACTTCAAGGGCTTGACGTCGGAAAAAAAGGTTATGCGCTACAAGATGGGACGCCCGTATTTTGCGTGGGAACTAAAAGACAAAGGCGAACACAAGCGAAATGAAGCACTGGACTGCCGGAATTACGCCACGGCAGCCATTGAAATTGCGAACGTACCATTGAAGAAACCGAAAAAGAAAGAAGAAACACCGCAGACAGTGAAACGAGTTGTCAAGCGGGGCAGAAGAAGAAGTGGAGGTATATTATAAATGGCAGGAATTACACTGGAAACAGCACAACGACACCTTGACGCATGGCTGGAAGCAGAACTGGCGGTGACGAACGCCCAGTCATACACAATAGGTAGCAGGACCATGACAAAAGCGGATTTAGGAGAAATTAGACGTGCTATTGAATATTGGCAAGGAAAAGTTGCCGTATTGGAGAACGTAGCAAAGACAGGCGGCAGAAACCGGGCAAGACGATTTGTGCCCCGTGATTTATAAAAGATTGCCCGCCATTGCCCGTTTTTGGGGTTTATTTCCCCCCATTGCCTGCAAAAATGGGGTAATATTATAGCGTGGAAAAGTAAGAAAAGACGAAAAGCAGCCGTGAAAAGCTGCTTTTTTCATGCAATAAAGGAGGTGAAAACGTGGGAATTGCAGCGGGAATTGACAAAGCAATAGCAGTTGTGGCGCCACAAACAGCACTGAAACGTACTGCGGCAAGACAAAAATTGCAGATTTTGAACAGCGGGTACAGCAATTATGGTGCCAGCGTAGTGAAAAAATCACTTGCAGGGTGGCTTCATGCAGGCGGCAGCAGCCGTGAAGACATAGAAGACAATGTTTCAATACTGCGGCAGCGCACCCGTGATTTATACATGGGCGTGCCTATTGCAAACGGCGCTGTCAAAACCATGCGAACCAACATTGTTGGGCGTGGGCTACGTTTGAAGCCGAACATTGACGCAGAATTGCTGGGCATATCACCAGAAGAAAGAAGAACGCTTGAAAAACAGATTGAACGTGAATGGAATATCTGGGCAGAAAGTACAGATTGTGACATGGCACGAATTGACAACTTTTACGAGTTGCAGCAGTTGGCTTTTTTGAACTGGCTTATTTCTGGGGACTGTCTGGCAGTGCTTCCGGTCAAGCCACGACTAAACCAGCCGTATGACCTGCGTGTGCAGCTGATAGAAGCAGACAGGCTATGCAGCCCGGACAACTGCGACACAATAGACAACAAAATTGTTGGAGGTGTGGAGGTTGACCAGTCCGGGGAAGTTGTAGCGTATCACATAGCAGACCACCACCCGTTGTCTTATGCTTATGCAGATATTAGCTGGCAAAGGGTGGAAGCGTTCGGAAAAACAACAGGAAGAAGAAACGTGCTGCACCTTATGAACCGTGAACGAATAGGACAGCGCCGGGGCGTTCCGTTCCTTGCCCCGGTCATTGAAAGTCTGAAACAGCTTGGAAGATACACAGACGCTGAACTGGTGGCAGCGGTTGTGTCTGGTATGTTCACGGTGTTTATCGAAAAGGCGGACGCAAGCAGCGAGGACGCAATAGGAAGCATTATACCGGAAGAAGTGCAGGTGGACGCAGAGGACGAAACCACCATTGAACTTGCGCCGGGTGCCGTTATCGACTTAAACGAGGGCGAAAAGGCACATGACATGAACCCCGGCAGACCAAACGCCAATTTTGGCGGCTTTGTAGAAGCTATATGCCAGCAGATAGGCGCCAGCCTTGAAATACCTTATGAATTGCTTATGAAGCGCTTTAATTCCAGTTATACAGCCAGCAAAGGCGCACTGGAAGAAGCGTGGAAAATGTTTAATATGTACCGGGACTGGTTAGCAACAGACTTTTGCCAGCCAGTATACGAAGAGTGGTTGACAGAAGCGGTTGCAAAAGGACGTATCAAGGCACCGGGCTTCTTTACTGACCCAGTGATTAGAAAAGCGTATTGCGGGGCGAAATGGAACGGACCTGCAAAGGGTATGTTGGACCCAGTAAAAGAAGCGACAGCAGCAGAAAAGCGGGTGCAGAATGGCTTTAGCACACGAAGCGACGAAACAATGCAAATGACGGGCACAAGCTACTACAACAATATTGAACAGCTGAAACATGAAGAAAAAGAGTTAAGAGAGGTGAAGAAAATTGCCAATGCCAATGCAAACAAGCCAAAATCCCCAGCAGCCGCAGCGGGCGCAGGGAATGAACCAGCAGCAGGACAACAGGACGCCGGGCAATCCATACGGAGTGACGACGAATAAATTCTGGAATTTTATTCCAGCAACAGGCGACAAACCACCAGAACTGCTTTTATACGGAGCAATTAGCAGCCAGCAGTCATGGTGGGAAGACAGAGTGACACCACAACAGTTCAATCAAGAACTTGCGGCGCTGGGTGATGTGCCGGAAATTATCGTGCGTATCAACAGCGGCGGCGGTGACGTGTTCGCAGCCAATGCAATTTTTACAAGACTGAAAGATTGTTCAGCGAAAGTGACAGTCAAAATTGATGGCTGGGCAGCTTCCGCAGCCACAATCATTGCTATGGCTGGCGACACAATCAAGATTGCCAGAAACGGTGTATTTATGATACATGACCCGGCAATGACAGTCTGGGACACTTTCAAGGCAGAAGACTTCTTGAAGATGGCTGATGAACTGAAAGTGATTAAGCAAAGCATAGTAAACACATACGCCAGCAAGACTGGCAGAAATACAGAGGACATAGAACAGCTTATGTCAAATGAAACATGGTGGACGGGCGACACAGCGGTTGAAAACGGCTTCTGCGACGAATTGATGTTTGAAGAAAGCAGCACAGTTGTTGAAAATTCTTCAAAAATTGTGGTTAATTCAGTACCCATTGACGTTTCCATGTTCAAGAGTATTCCAACCCAGTTATTAAACAGCCCGCACAATCAAAATCCGGGTAGTTTAGTAAATAGTGCAACAGAACCTATCAACAAGCCAAAAGAAAAGGAGGAACCAGAAATGGCAGCACCAGAAAACAAAATCACAACGGTTGACGCACTAAAAGCCGCATACCCGGATTTAGTAGCGACAATCCAGAACGAAGCCGCAGCCACAGAACGTGCCAGAATTAAAGGTATTGAAGACTTGGCAAACGGCAACTATGCAGCACTTGCGACAGACGCAAAGTTTGAAAACCCTATTTCTGCACAGGAACTTGCAGTGAAAATCATTGCAGAGCAGAACAAAGCGGGTGGAACTTACATTCAGAACCGCCAGCAGGACGCACAGGACGGCGGGGCAAATAACGTGTCTGGCGTAACACCGGAAGACAACGCAGGCGGTGACGGAAAAGACCCGTTCAACGCCGCTATTGACAAGTTGTTTCCAGATACAAAATAAGGAGGTAGCGCAAAATGAGTGAATATGCAGTAGAGAAGAGAGAAACAGCGCCAAAGAATTTCTTTGCTGGCGACTTTCCGACTGTACCAGAAACAGGAGTTGCAGGCGCAGCAATTAAAGAGTACGCACCAGTAATGATTGACACAGAGAATGACAACAAAATCATTCCGGTTGCGGCAACAAAAGAAGCAAACGCAATAGGAATTGCGGCTGCGGCAGCAGGAAACGGCGAACCAGTCACATACTATCTGACAGGTGAGTTTTTCGCTGACGCATTACACCTTGAAGCAAGCGCAGATTTAGCAAAAATCAAAGAAGCACTGCGAAAAGTATCAATCTTTTTGAAGTAAGGAGGATAAAACAATCATGGCAAATGAAGTATCTATTTACGAACCACGAACAATGGGCAGAGTGGTTCAGAAGTTACCGCCCGTGCGTACTTTTTTCAGAAGTACATTTTTCAAACATGAAGAAACATTTGTGACAAAGAATGTTGATGTTGATTTCAAGAAAGGCAGCAGAAAGGTTGCACCGTTTGTCAGCCGTGTGGTTGGTGGAAAGGTAGTGCCAAACACTGGCTATGAAACAAAGACCTACACACCGCCTTTAGTTGCACCGGAAAAGGTCACAACAGTTGACGACCTTTTACAGCGCAGACCGGGCGAAAGCCTTTATTCCGGCAGAACACCTGCGGAACGTGCAGTGCTTAAAATGTCTGATGATTTCAAGGAACTGCGAGAAATGATTTTACGCCGTGAAGAGTTAATGTGCGTACAGACCATTTTTACTGGCAAAATTCCTATCATTGGCGACGGAGTGAATGAAGAAATTGACTTCTCTTTTACAAACAAAGAGAAAATCACAACAGCAGCGAAGAAGTGGACTGCTGATACTTCCGACCCTATCGCAGATTTGAAGCGCTGGCATGAAACCGTACAGAAGACCGGATTTGTAAATTGCGATATTTGCGTTATGGGCGGTGATGTTGCAAACGCATTTGTAAATCACCCAAAAGTACAGAAGCAGCTTGACGTAAGGAATTACAACCTTGCAGTTATCCAGCCGAAGCAGCTTCCAAACGGCGTGACATATCTTGGAACCATTCACGAACTTGGACTTGATATTTACAAGTACAATGAATGGTATCTTGACGACTGGACAAACCCGGACGCACCAGAGGACAAGCCGCTTGTACCTGCTGACAGTTTAGCACTGTTAAGCACAAACGCTGATTATTCCATGTACTATGGAGCAATCACACTTATTAAGGAGCCGGACGGCAACTTTATGACGGTTGAGGGTAAGTACGTACCGGACACATGGACGAAGCGCAAGCCTGCAAGAAGATTTCTCAATCTGTCTTCCGCACCTTTATGCGTTCCGCATGATGTAGACAGCTGGTTTGTGGCTACACCTATTTAATGGATTTCAAAGCCCAGCTTGCCAGTGACATGAAAGTGTTTCACAACTGCGGCGAAATGGCAACAATGACTGATATTTGGTATCAAGGCAAACAACACTATGTACCCGTGATAATTGACCATACGGCAGCCGACGAACGGCAAAGAGGAAATGGGGACAATTCAGAGGGGTTCAACCGTGTTTCTTGTCTGGTCTATATGTCTTTGTATGACTTTGGCTGTGTACCAAAGAGGGGGCGACAGATAGAAATTGACGAAGCCGGAGCAGTCAACCTTTACCGTATCGCAAAAGCAGATTGCGAGGACGGGGAAATAATTCTGGAATTGGAGATGGTGGACGAATGATTGAAATAACTTCTGACGCAATCGAAAGAGCCGGAACCCTGCTGGCAGGTATTCCAAAAGGTGCGGAAAGGGTATTTGCCAACGCTTTGAACCGTGGAATTTCCAGAGCAAAAACACAGGCATTGAAGCGAACAAAGCAGGTGTACACGGTAAACAATAGCGCACTGACAGCAAGAACGACAATGAGAGTGGACAAAGCCAGCACGGGAAACCTTGCGGGCTTTGTTTCTTTTGCTGGAACAAAATTACCACTGTATCAATTCAAGGTGACACCCACAAAGTCTGGAACCGGAAAACAGGTGCGGGCACAGGTGAAAAAAGGCGGCAGCGCCACACCGTTTGAGGACGCATTTGTTGCAAACATGAGAAACGGCATGGGAGTATATGAACGACTTACAAGAAAGCGTGTTCCGACAGAACAGCTGATGGGTCTTTCAGCGGCACAGATGGTGGGAAACACAGAAGTTATGGACGACTTGCAAGAAGAGGTACAAGAACTGGTAAATGAAAGAATAATCCATGAAATGAACAGAATTTTGAATGGTTATGGAGGTAAGGCATGACACCAGTTTTTTTATTGGAAAATTTGCAGCAGTTCATAAAAGAAAGCACGTCTGACATGATTTTGCCAGTGCGGACAAGGACAGGGAGCAACGAAGCAAAAGAAAGGGCGGTTGAGGTATACAAAATGGGACTGCCAGAACCGGACGACGTGCAACAGAAAGTACCATATATTCTGGTCAAGTTCCTAACAGGGACAGACGAAAAAGCAGCGAACGAACCAGAAGAAGACAGCTGCAAAGTAAGAATAATTTTTGCGACGTATTCAGAAGACGGGCAGGACGGACCACTGGCACTTCTTAATCTGATTTTGAGAGTGCGCAGCGAATTGAAGAAAGCCGGGACAATCGGCGGCGGTCAATTTGCTTTGAAACTGCCGCTGGAATATATCGTATATCAAGACACCACACCACCATATTACATGGGCGAAATGGTGACAAATTGGAGTATGCCAGTCACGCAACGTGATGTGGCAGAGGTTTTACACAATTTATAGACAGGAGGAAGACGAAATGGCAAAAGCGACCACAGCAAGCGCCACAGCAGCCGAAAAGGACGCTGAAAAGGTGCAGGCGGTAGAAAATACCACAACAGAAGAAAAAGCCGTAAAAACGGCAGATACGCAGTCGGAAACAGTAAAGCTGATTTACATTGGACCGAACCTGCCAAAAGCAATGCTGCCATGCAACAAGATTTTTGAGGGAACAGACAAAGAGATTGAAGAAGAACTTTCTTTCATTCTTGAAAAGTTCCCACTTGTAAGAAAAATGCTGGTTCCTATTTCCGAACTGGCAGACAAGAAAGACAAGGTGAAGACAACCGGGAATGTATACAACAAGTATTATTCAGACTTAAAGGCTGCCGCCCTTGCATACGCAGAACAGGAGGTATAACAAATGAGTGACGTATCACATGGAGTAAACGCCAGCAAGACAAACAATGGCGCAATCACGCCCGTGTCCGTAGATACTGGCGTGCATTTTGTGGTTGGAACAGCACCCGTGCAGATGGTAAACGGAAAAGTAAATGAAGTCATTATGGCTTCAAGCTACAAAGAAGCAGTGCAGGCGTTGGGATATTCCGACGACTGGAAGAAATACAGTCTTTGTGAAGAGATTTACACAGCGTTTACATTGTTCAATTCTGCGCAGGTGTTCTTTGTAAATGTTCTTGACCCTAAGAAGCACAAGAAAACAGTTGATGAAACACAGATAGACGTTGTAGACGGTCAGATTGTATTACCTGCGGAAGCAATCGCAGGCAGTGTGGAAATCACAGGAAAGACAGCCGGGGAAGATTATGAAGTATTTTACAGCGACACAAACTGCGTTGTGGAGTTCTTAAAAGAAACCACAGGCAAACTTACCGTGAAATATGACGCCGTGGACGCTTCACAGGTCACAAAAAGTGATATTATCGGTGGTTACAGCGTAAGCACACACAAGACAACCGGACTTGAGCTGATTAACTATGTATTTCCGCTTTACACAAAGGTTCCAGACCTTATTTTGTGTCCGAATTGGTCACATGACGCAGAGGTTGCAGCTGTAATGTCTGCAAAAGCAGAGAATATCAACGGACTGTTTGAGGGCGAAGCAATTCTGGATATTGACTGCACGGCAGAAACAGGGGCGACATACTACACGGAAGTGCCAGCATGGAAGAAACAGAAAAACTTCACAAAAAGAACAGAAATTGTCTGCTTTCCTAAAGTTGCGCTGGGGGATAGAGTTTTCAATCTTTCAACACAGCTTGCAGCCAGTATGTCAGCCGTAGACAATGCGGAAGAATACGGCGGCGGCACACCTTGCGAAAGTGCTTCAAACAAGGGCATACAGGCAGACAGAATGGTTACTGCGGACGGTTCGGAAGTAGTCATGGATATTCAGCAGGCAAACTACTTGAATGAAAACGGCGTTGTGACAGCACTTAATTTCTTTAATGGCTTTGTAAGCTGGGGAAATTATACAGCTTGTTATCCTGCCAACACAGACGTGACGGACTATTTCTACTGTATCAACCGTATGTTCAAGTGGGTTGCAAAGACACTTATTTTGACATACTGGAACTACATTGACAGAGGGACTAAAAGGCGTCTAATTGACGCTATTGTGCAGTCAATCAATGATTGGCTGGCAAGTCTTACAACTGATGAAAAAATCATTGGTGGGCGTGTAGAGTTCAACGCAAGCGAGAACAGCGAAAGCCAGCTTAAAGCGGGCATTGTACGTTTTCACATTTACATGACGCCGCCATCACCAATGCAGAAGATGGACTTTGTGCTTGAATATGACTTGTCATATCTTGCAGCACTGGTGGCAGCATAACAGGAGGTGAAACAGAATGTCAAAAGTTGACGAATTAGTTATTAACTATGCGATTTACGAAGACGCCGTAGAGTATCTGGGAACCACAGAAGTGACACTGCCAGACTTAGAGTACATGACGGAAGAGTTGAGCGGCGCAGGCATTGCGGGCAATATTGAAGAAATCATTATTGGTCACTTAAATGCAATGTCAACAACTTTCAACTTCCGCACAGTTACAGCGGCAGCGGTCACATTGATGGAACCACGGGTGCATAGAATTGACCTGCGTGTAGCACAGCAGCGAATGAATATGCGCACCAGCGCAAATGAAGTGGCAGGCGTAAAACACATTATGAAAGTGAAGCCGAAGAAAACCGCACTGGGCAAAGTTGCGGCAGCTTCCACAGCTGATGTAAGCGGTGAATACGCCGTGTCATATTACGCAATGTATATGGACGGCAAAAAGGTGACAGAGATTGACCCGCTGAACTTTATTTGCATTATCAATGGCAAGGACTACTTAAAGGACGTTAGAAAAGCGTTAGGAAAGTAAAAGAAGAAAAAGCAGGAGCCAGCGGGAAGACCGCTGGTTTTTTCCTGCAATAAATCAAAGATATGGAGGAAAACACAATGGCAGATACAACAAATACTGAAAACATGGAGCAGGTAACAGAGCAGGCACAGGAAATGCAGGAAGCGCAGGCAAGCGGCGTTGTAAATCTTGAGGACAAGAAGAAAGAGAAAGCAGCCAGCTTGAATTATACACACACTTTCAATGAACCCAGAGAGATTGAGGGGAAGAAGTACACAAAATTAACATTCTACTTTGACAATCTCACAGGTGAGGACATAGAAGCAGTTGAAACAGAGTTGCAGGACCAGAACAAATACGTTCTTTCACCGGAAATTTCTTCTGCGTTCCAGTGTATTCTTGCGGCAAGGGCTGCAAAGGTTCCGGCAGACGAAATCAGACGTCTTCCGGTGGCTGATTACATGAAAATTAAGAACAAAGCAAGGGATTTTTTAATTTCTGCGGGTTATTAAAAGTCAAGAACCCCGCAAAGTTCATAAGAAAGCAGATATACAAAATGTCAAGGGCTTCACATACGCCCGTCCCGTTCTGGCTGCAAATGCCCATACGCAGGCTTTTTTCATGGATTGACACAATCAATGAAGTGGAAAAGGAAGAAGCGGAAGAGCGACAACAGAACAACAATGCGTAGGGAGGTGAAACAGCTTGGCAGGGTCACAAAAGGAATTTGAACTGCTTTTTAAGCTGAAAGCGTCGCTGGGTGGCAATTTCAATAGTACATTCAAAAGCGCTATTAACACCAACAACCAGTTACGGGACAGCTTAAAAAATGTCAATTCCATGCAATCAAAGATTGACGGATATACAAAGCAGTCTGCCGCTATCGACAAGAACAAAGAACGGCTGGCACAGCTTAACGCAGAACATGACAGATTGCAGCAGGAATTGCAGCAGACAGGCGAACCCACAGAAGCACTGCGGAAGAAGCTTGAAAAGAATGAAAACCAGATACAACAGACCACTGCCAAAATCGAAGAACAGGAAAAACAATTAAACAGTTATGCAGACGAACTGAAAGCAGCCGGAGTAAACACGGACAATCTGGAAGAAGCAAACGGAAGACTGCAAAAGTCTTATGAAAAGTTACAGACTTCACAGCAGACGTTGCAGAAGCTAAACGACAAGCAACGGCAGGTAGAACAGAGCATTTCAAAGACAAAAGGACAACTGGTGGGAACAATCGGTGCTATTAGCGCCGTGGCTGCCGCAGTATATGCGGGACCGGTTCAAGCGGCGCAAAAGTACGAAACAGCAATAGCGAAAGTTGGAACTATCGCAGATACACAGGAAGTACCACTAAGCACATTATCACAACAGGTAATGGAGTTGTCAAACAAAACGGGAATTGCTGCCAGCGCCATTGCTGATGATGTTTACAATGCAATATCTGCCGGGCAGAAGACGGGTGACGCCGTAAACTTTGTAACAAACAGTACAAAGTTAGCAAAAGCCGGATTTGCGGAAAGTTCACAGACGCTTGATGTATTAACAACCGTGTTAAATGCCTACGGAATGAGCGCAGACAAAGTAAGCACGGTATCAGATATGCTGGTGCAAACACAGAATAAAGGTAAAGTGACAGTAGGCGAACTGGCAAGCAGTATGGGTAAAATCATACCGACAGCAAACGCCAGCAATGTTTCACTGGAACAGCTTTGCGCTGGTTACGCAATAATGACCAGCAAAGGTATTGCGGCAGCAGAAACAACAACATACATGAACAGTATGTTGAATGAGTTGTCAAAGTCTGGAAGTACGACAGACAAGCTATTGCGGCAGAAGATGGGCGGCAGCTTTGCAGAATTGATGGCAAGCGGTAAATCACTTGGGGAAATTCTGGGAGGTATACAAGAAGAAGCCAGCAAGTCTGGTCTTGCCCTATCTGATATGTTCAGCAGTTCAGAAGCCGGAAAAGCGGCAATGTCGCTTCTGTCAAACGGAGTTGACGGCTTCAATTCAAGCGTACAAGACATGGTGAACAGCGTTGGGGCAACAGACAGCGCATTTGCCAAAATGGAAGACACCACAGAAGCTAAAATGGAAAAGGCAAAGAACAGTATAGCAAACTTGGGTATTGTTCTTGGTCAAAATCTACTGCCGATTGTAGGAAATCTGGCAGACAAAGTGGCGGTTGTGGTCACTAAAGTTTCAGAATTTGCAGCAGCAAACCCAAAGTTAGTGCAAACAGTTTTGAAAGTAGCAGCAGGACTGGCGGCACTCAAAGTGGGAATGTTGACAACGAAGCTGGTAAGTCTATCAGCAGAAGACGGCATATTGTCGCTTGCAAAAAAGCTGATTGGATTACGTGCCGGGTTCATTGAAAACGCAGCAACAAGCGCCGGATTTGCAGCAAAGCTAAAAACAGCAGGAAGCGGCATACTGTCATACTTTGGCAATGTAAAAGGCGCCATGGGTGGCGTAGGTTCTGCAATAGGTAATATATTTAGCGGAAACAAAGTCATTGGGGCTGTAACGGGCTTCATGGGCGGCGTGAAAACGTCCATCACAAATGGATTTTTAGGCATTGCCGGGAAAGCAGGCGGGGCGCTTACGGGTGCCGGAACAAAAATGCTGGGGCTTTTCCTCAAACCATTTTCACTGATTGGCGGCAAGCTGGGTCCGATACTTGGAACCGTAGGAACTGCGATTGCAAACAGCCCACTTGGAAAAGTAGGCGGCTTTATAACAAAGGGCATAACCGGAGCATTTAGCAAGGCAACAACACTGATTGCGCCGCTTGGAAATGCGGTAAAAACAGTACTGGGACCGATTGGAAACCTTGCAAAAACCGCACTGGGACCGCTTGGAGGTATTGCAGGAAAGATATTGCCAGTTGTGGGCGTTATCACAACAATTATTACGGTTATTCAGTTGGTGAAAAACCATCTTGAAGAAATCAGAAGTTTTATACAGCGCACATTTGGTGATGAAGCGCTGGCAGTCTTTGACAAGATTGTTGCAGTATTCACCAATATTGGCGACACCATAAAAAATGTGTTTTCTGACGGAAACATAGGTGCAGCCCGTGACAAAATACAGGAATTGTTCGGAGATAAAGGCGCAGCAGTCTTTGACACGTTCGTGAATGTGCTTGGAACAGTCAAGAACGCAGTTTCAGACATTGTGGGATTTATTACAACATACGTTGTGCCAGTTGCAGAACAGGTATTGCAGGTTATTGTTACGCAGGTAATACCGGGAATTGTCAGCTTTATTCAAGCGGCAGCCCCAACAATCATGCAGATTGTGCAAAGCATAGCTGATTTTATCGGTGCAATTATTCCGGTGATAGGAAGTTTTATTGCTGGGCTTATGCCGATTATTTCAGAAATAATCACGTTTATTTCAACATACGTTTTACCGATTATTTCAGAATTGTTCAGTTTTGTTTGCAGCACGGTTCTTCCGGCAATTTCAGCAGCAATTCAAGCAATTTTGCCAGTGGTAACAACGGTATTGCAAACGCTTTTACCAGCAATACAAACGGCACTGACAACCATCTGGAATATTGTTTCACCTATAATTCAAGGAATTTTGGCAGCCGTACAAGCCGCCATGCCGACAATACAAGCCGTGGTCACGGCTGTGGTTAATGCCATAAGCGGTGTAATTAGCGGATTGTCAACGGTTCTGGGCGGTATTATCACGTTTTTAACCGGAGTATTTACCGGAAATTGGCGGCAGGCTTGGGAGGGCGTGAAGTCAATCTTTTCTGGAATTTGGGAAGCAATCAAGGCAGTTGCAAAAGGCGCTGTCAATGGAATTGTTAGCATTGTAAATGGCATTATCGGAGGTCTTAACAAACTAAAGATACCAGACTGGGTGCCGGGGCTTGGTGGAAAGGGTATAAACATACCACTAATACCAATGCTTGCGAAAGGTTCAAAGAATACACCAGACACGTTCATTGCTGGTGAAGCAGGACCAGAGTTAATCACAAACGCACCGGGGCGCACGGTGTTTACAGCAAGCCAGACAAGAAACATTCTGGCTGCGCAGAATACAGCAGCCGCAACAACGGCGGCAGTAGCGCCAACAACACAGACCACAGCGCAGACAGTGAACAACTACAACACGGCGCCGGAAGTGACACCGGGAGCCGGAAGCAGCGGTGGAAGTGCGAACAATGTAACTATCAACAACAGTCCAACAATAGTGGTAAACGGGGACAAGCCGGAAGACTTGGACGCAAAACTGGAAGAGAACAACAGAAAGTTGCTGCGTGACGTTGAAGACTTGTTGGACGAAAAAGAGGACAAGGAGAAGCGGCAGAAATATGACTAAAAGCTATACAACAATTTCTGGGGATATGTGGGACAAAATCGCATTTGAACAGATGGGAAGCGCCCTGCACACAGACAAACTGATGAAAGCTAATGTCAAGTACGCCAGCACCTACGTTTTCCCAGCCGGGGTTGTATTAACAATCCCGGAGGTGGAAGACGAAGAAGACTTGGAATTGCCACCATGGAAAAGGGGGTTGCTGACGTAGCGTGAGTGATAAAAACATGGCACGCCGGGTGGAACTGCGCTTGAAGTTTCAGAACGTAAAAGTTCCGGCAGACATTAACAAATATTTAAGCAGCCTTACTTTCACTGATGAAGAAGAAGACAACGCAGACGACTTGCAGCTTGCGTTTGATGATAGAGAAAGAAAGTGGCTGGGAAGCTGGCTGGAAGTAAAGCCAACGTATATCAAGACCACAACGACAGTGCAAAAGCAGGTAGAAACTGCGGCAACTGTCAATTATGTTGTAAAGAAAGGTGATACCCTTTGGGCTATTGCCAAAAAGTATCTGGGGAGCGGTACGAAATACCCGCAGATTGCTTCTGAAAACAATATCAAAAACCCTAACTTGATATATCCGGGGCAGGTTTTCAAAATCACAACAGGCGGTACAGCGACGCAGACAGTGACAGAAACAAAGGAAACCACAAAGAAAGTATCAGACCCGAAGTTGATTTCAGCAACGATTGTGCAGAAGAACTGGCACGACAACGGAAAAGACGCAGTGCTTGACTGCGGAACCTTTGAACTGGACAGCGTAGACGCCAGCGGACCGCCAACGAAAATCACGCTGAAAGGCACTTCAATTCCTTATACATCAACATTGAGGGTTGAAAGAAAATCAAGGGCGTGGGAAAACACGGATTTGAAAGTGATTGCCGGACAGGTAGCGAAAGAAAGCAGTTTGAAAATGATGTATCTTGCGGCAAACGTACCAAAGTACAAGCGAAAAGAACAGGTGCAAACGTCAGATATTGTTTTCTTACAGAAACTATGCAAAGCAGCAGGGCTGGCGCTGAAAGTAACCACATTAAATATTGTTATTTATGACGCCGAAGAGTACGACAACAAGCCCCCTATCAAAACTATAAAATATGGCAGCGGTGATTATATTTCATACAAGCTGGGAACCAGCCTGCATGATACAGCATACACCAGCTGCCATGTTTCATATACAGACCCGGACAGCAAAGAAACTATTGAAAGTACATACACGGCAGATAGCACAGAGGGAACCGGGCAGAAACTTGAAGTCAACGAAAAGGTGAGCAGCACAAGCGAAGCATACGAACTGGCAAAAAAACGGTTGCGTGAAAAGAACACACAGCAGTTCACAGCCAGTTTCACCATGCTTGGTGACGTGCAGCTGGTGGCTGGCGCAACGGTTAAATTAAAGGGCTTCCAGCAGTTTGACCGCAAGTACAAGATAACAAAAGCCACACATAAATTGACCGGAGGTTATACAACACAGATTGAATTAAAACAGGTATTGGAGGGCTATTAAATGGCAGACTTAACAGAAATGAAAAACGCCATAAGAATTGGAACGGTGCAGAGTGTGGACGCCAAAAAAATGACAGCCCGTGTGAAGTTCAAAGACAAAGGCGGCATAACGTCCGGTGATTTGCACATTATCAAACGCCCGGTGTACGTCCTGCCAGCAATGGAAAGCGGGACAGAGGGGCAGACAGCAAAAACAGAACTAAAATACGACTACGGCGGCGAACTGCTAAAGAAAGTAAGCCATAGCCATGAAGCCTTTGTGTCCGCATGGGTTCCGGGCGTCAATGATATGGTGCTTTGCATAATGCTTCCAGATGGTGACGGTGACGGGTTCATTATTGGGGAGGTGTAGCGCATGGCAAAAATAGGAAGTCTGGGAAATCTGGTTTTTTCAGTGTCAGAAAATACGGTGCGCACGTTTAATGAACTAAGCTGGAAAGTGTCTTCAAAGTATGCGACACATGATAGGCATATCAAACGGGACGTATTGGAGTTTTTAGGACCGGAGCCGGACGCAATCAGCTTCAAGATGGCATTTAGTGTTTTTCACGGAGTAAACCCACTAAACGAAGTCAAGAAGCTGAACAAAATGTGTCACAACGGCGAAATTTCAACACTGGTTCTGGGTGGCAGAAAATACGGGTCTTATAAGTGGGTTATAACGGGCATTAGCAACACTTTAAGCAAATATGACAATGCGGGCAACTGCTGGGCTGCCACGGCAGACGTAACATTGAAAGAATATCCAAAGAGGTGACAAAGCATGGACGTGATAAGAGGTGACGGAAGTTTGCTGAAAGAAATTGACCTTGCACCAGCAAATGTACATCAAGCCGTCTTGCAGAATATAGCAGTTATTCTGGACACAGTGCAGGGGTCCTGCCCCATGTTCCGTGATTTTGGATTGCCGGGCAGTTTATACGGAAGACCACAGCCAGTGGTTGAAAATATAATGGTTGGTTACTTATATGACCAGATAGAAGAATTTGAGCCACGGGCACGGGTGGCAGACATTCAGTTTGAACACGACGCAGCCACAGGGCGCACAATACCTATTATCTATTTGGAGGAGGTGACAGAAGATGAGTGACAGAAAATACCCGGACGTTGATTTTGTGGAAACAGACACGGAAACCATAGAAAGCAACTTGATTGCACTATATGAAAACTTTGTACAGCAGGTGCCGGGGCGTGAACGCTACAAAGTGTACCCAGCGTCACCGGAAAGACTTTTCATATCATGGGTTGCAAATATCATTGTGCAGCAGCGTGTAATAATCAATGAAACAGCAAAAAAGAACGTGCCACGATATGCAGACGGTGAATACTTGGACAGTCTGGCAGAATTATTCAAGGATTTGGAAAGATTGCCAGCAAGCCCGGCGTCTGCAATGTTCCGCTTTTACATATCACAGGCGCAGAAACAATCAGTGATTATTCCTGCGGGCACCAGAATTTCTTTTGACGGCGCAATATTGTTTGAAACAAAAGAAAATCTGGAAATCAAAGCCGGGCAGACATACGGGGACGTTGAGGGCGTTTGCACTACTGCCGGAGAGGTTGGAAACAATCTGGCAGCGGGACAGGTCAAAGAACTGGTTGACTTATACGACTACTACCAGAAAGCGGAGAACATAACAGCCACAAGCGGTGGAGCGGAAGAAGAGGACGACGCCAGTTATTATGAGCGTATGCGTGAGAGCATGGAGAGTTTCAGCACGGCTGGACCTATCAACGGATATATCTATTTTACAAAGTCTGTATCACCAGCAGTGGCAGACGTGGCAGTGACAAGCCCGGAAGCCTGCGTGGTAGACGTCCGGGTGCTTTTGCAGAAAGGACAGCAGGCAACAGAAGCAGTTCTGAAAGAAATTGAAACAGCGCTGAACGCTTCCGACGTTCGACCACTTACAGACAAAGTGACAGTATCAGTACCGGAAACAGTGCCGTTTGATATTGACGTGACCTTTTATATTCCACAGCCGGACGCAGCCAGCGCCACGGTAATTGCAGCGGCGGCAAAACAGGCGGTTGAAGAGTATGTGGAGTGGCAAACAAGCAAGATGGGGCGTGACATTAACCCGTCATATCTTACAGCAAAGCTGATGGAAGCAGGCGTGAAACGTGTTGAAGTCAGAAAGCCAGCATTTGCGGTGGTTGATGATATAAAGGTTGCGAAACTTGGAAATCAAAACATTCTGAATGGAGGTATTGAAAATGTCTAATACAATTTACAATGCCGACTATTCAGACTGCCTGCCAGAAGCGCTGAAAAAGGACCCCAAAATGGTTGCATTGGCAAACGCCACGGCGGCTGCGCTTCTGGACACTTCCGGGATAATGGACACAGTTTTGATTTATTCCAGATTTGACGAACTGCCGGAAGAACTGGTGGACATTCTGGCATACGATATGCACGTTGACTGGTACGACTACAATTACCCGCTGGAAGCGAAACGGGATTTGGTGAAAAACAGTGTCAAGGTTCATAAGAAGATGGGCACGAAATACGCCATTGAAACAGCGCTGGGCAGCTTGTTTCCAGAAAGTGAAGTTGAAGAGTGGTTCCAGTATGAGGGAGAACCCGGACACTTTCATATTATTCTTGACGTGACAAACCAGAAAATCACGGCAGATTATGCAGCAATTATCCGGGCAGTGAAAATGTACAAGAGATTATCAGCACACATGGACGAATTAACCTATCAAGGGCAGGTCCACGGGGTCATATACACCCACGGCGAATATTTCAAGTACAAAACACCAATGACCGGAAGACTAAAAGCCGGAACACACCCACAGAGGAACACACGGGGCGGCATAGGTGCGGACACATTCATTGTGGGTACAGAAGCAGCCGGGTTCATATTCACGGCGCCAGCAGCAGGCACGGTGCCATATAGAAGCACTGTATTTGCGCAGCAGACAGCGCATATTGACGCAGACACGGCATTGAACGTGTTTGGGTATACAAATACACCAGCCGGACGAATAAGAGCCGGAGAAGAGCCACAGAGAAACACCAGAGGGCAAACAGACGGGGCAGCAGTCACAATGGCTGACACGGTGGAAGCATACGGCTTCACGGTTCCGGCAGCAGGAACCGTCCCAGAAAGAAGCACGGTGCAGAAGACACAGGGCGGCACCGTGGGAACCAACACGCAGGCAATGGGGTATTCATACGGCGTCAAGCCGTGTGGAAGCACCCGGAAGCTATAAAAGGAGGTGAAAAGCCATGTTGACAACAGACGCAATCAATGATTTCAAAGATTTCATTGACAACATCATTGCCTATGCAAAAGTAACGGTCAACGGCGTTTCTGAAAAAAAGGTGATACACCGCAGGGAACGTCTAAAAGACGGCAGGGTTGCTGTATATGTACAGATTACCCCGCAGGTAAGCGGAACCGCTACTGTGCAGCGGGTGCAGCTTTACAACAAAAACAATAAGTTGTGGGCAGACAAAGCGGTGAACATTCCTTTGAAGAATGTGCAAGAGGGCGTGTTATACCGTTTTACATTTGATTTCACAGAAAAGGAGGTGTAACAGATGTACGAACAGACTTTGTGGCAGGACCATGTAACTGAATTTGAAGACAGATACACGGAAAGCAGGAATGATGATGGAACAATCACCCACACACCAGTTGAGGGCGAAATTATCCAGCAGGGAACGCCGCAGAACGCAACCAATTTCAACCACATGGAAAATGGAATTTCAAACGCAACAGAGGTGGCAGCACTTATGGCACTTTCAGCGGTTCATCACCAGCAGGCAATAGCAGACTTGCAGGGAGAAACAAAGACAGTGACTTTGAAAAATACGCAGTCATACCCGTTCAATAATTCCCAACAGTCCGTGGCACTGGCGACAGAAAGAAACCACATGGACTACACCGTGGACGCAGAAATTGTGGACTATACGGGCGGTTTTCCGGGTGACATTGTTATTTCAGACAAGTTGCTGAATGGTTTCAAGATGGCACACACAGGAAGCGCAAAAAGCGTGACAGTAAAAATCTATGTGAAAGGCGGGTTTTATTGATGGCAGCAGGCGTGATTATTAAGACAGAGGAACGCAGACAGCATGAAGAAGCTGTAATGCGTTCTTTTGGCGTACAGGGCAGCGGAACGGCAGCCCAGAGAGAAGCAGCGGAAGTTATCGCAGCAAGAAGCAACGAAGTTGCAAGAAGTCAGAATGGAGGTAAAAAGTATTATGGCTACTAATAAAATCAACGTAGTTGAGAAGACGCCGGGCACACACATTGAATATGCACTGTCTGGCGGTAAAAAAATCACTTTTGGTGATGATGAATTGACAATCAACCTTGCAAGCCGTGAAAGAGATTATGAAGTATCACTGGACATTTGCATTGACGAAGAAGACGGCGTGGTGATTGGAACTGGCGGCAAGGCGCAGAAGTACGCTGCGCAGGTTGTTATTCCAGCCAGACGCTATGACGTTATCGAAGACGGAGAGGACGAAAACGGAGAGCCAAAGGAAATCCCGGTGCCTATTCCGTTTGATATGTCGCTTTGCACACTTATTCTTTGGGGATTGGAGGTATAAAACATTATGTCTAATTTTGATGATTTAAGCATGGCGGTTGCTTCCTTTGGTGGCAACAATGCAGTAAAGTTTGATGATTTGGGTATGCCGTCAATTATGGTGGGTATTCCAAAAATGAAATATTCCGACTTAATCACAGGCGGCACACAGGAAGTATTGCCGTGGTGGAAAATTGACGGGGTAGAGAAAGAAGTTATCTGGGTGTCTAAGTACATTAACACCGTAGTCAATGACCGTGCATATTCTTTAGCACTGAAAGACCCTAAAGCATACATTGACTTTGACACAGCACTTGCAGTATGCCGCAGAAAGGGCGAGGGTTGGCACCTTAACCAGAACGGCGTATTTGCCGCAATCAACCTTTGGTGTATGAAAAACGGCTTCACGCCCCGTGGAAACACAAACTGGGACAGAAGCTATGAAAAGGGCTATGAAAAGGGTATCAACACATATATTGACGGTTCACACGGCGGCGGCAGAACTGCAACTGGTTCTGGTCCGGTAACTTGGAACCATGACGGCAGCCCGGCTGGAATTGCTGACCTTTGCGGCAACTGCTGGGAGTGGGTATCTGGTCTGCGCTGCGTAGATGGTGAAATCCAGATTATACCATACGGAAACGCCATGAAGTCTGATTGCAACATGGGTGCAAATAGTACAGAGTGGAAAGCAATTAAGCCGGACGGCACACTTGTTGCACCGGGGACAGTCGGAACATTAAAGATTGACAGAACCAGCGCCAGTGACGCAACACTGCGCATTAACACGTCAGTTACGACACAGACAACCGACAGCAACGATACAAGCCAGCCTTTCAAGGACGTAAAGGCAGCAAGCGGCGTAAGTATTCCGCAGATTTTAATTGCAGCAGGATTATTCCCAGACAGTGCGCAGACAACACCGGGTAGATTTTGGGCAAGAAATAACGGCGAAAGACTGCCTTTCCGGGGTTCGAGTTTCGGCGACACTTCCTACGGTGGTGCTGGTGCGCTGTACTTGGGCTACCCTCGTTCGCACGTCGGCAGCAGCGTTTCGTTCCGTTCCGCTTTTGTGGAATAACTGGAAACTGGGAACTGTTATACTGTGGGGCTTACGGCAGTAAGCCCCTATTTTGAAAATACAACAAAGGTGGAATAAAAATGCCGGAAAACACAGCAGAGCAAATGCCACAGCTGGACAACGTGCGGGACAATGCGACGCAGGAAGACTTCAAAATGAAAAATAAAGTATATGAATTGTTATTATATGCAGGACCACAGCTTGAAGAATTTCCGAGAGCGAAAAGAGAACTTGCAAAGAAAATTGACAGTTCAATGCTTGATGTCCTGCGTCTGGTTGTGGCGCTTGAAAACAAACACTACAAGAAAACGACGCTGGGAGAACTTGACAACGAAGTTGATACATTAAGACATTTGGTAAGGCTTGCAGCTGACCCAGAATATACAAGAAGCAAGAAACCATGTTTGCCAATGAAAAAGTATGAAATAATGTCAAGAAAAATAAATGAAATAGGACGCATGATAGGCGGTTATTTCAACTCAATAAACGGCAGTGAAACCACAAAGAAGAAAGATGGTAAATAGCAGGGTAACACCTGCTTTTTATATTATGGGAATAAGCCGTTAATAGAGGACTTGCCGTGCCTATCCGGGGTTCGAGTTTCAACAACACTTCCAACGGTGGTGCTGGTGCGCTGAACTTGAACAACCCTCGTTCTAACGTCAACAACAACGTTTCGTTCCGTTCCGCTTCACCCCATATTTGCCCGTAGTCATGCCCACAAGTGGACACGTCCAGTGCATTTGGGTTAAAGGGGTTTATTTCCATTCCAAAGGCTACCAGCCGGGAGCCGTAGGAAAAATATTGAATTGCCGTAAAGATAGTTAGTAAACCACAGGCTGAAAGTCAGAGCCGGAACACTGGCGCTGAATGTATATATCACGTTTGGGCTGCGGAAGAACCGCAGTTTGATTTGTACGGCGAAATTTTAACAACAGGAGGGAAAAGGGAATTGCACAAAATCAAAAACATTTTCCCTATGATTTACGACTTTGAAAATCTTTTCAATGCGTATAAAGCCGGGATAAAGTGCAAGAGGTACAGACCAGATGTGATGGCGTACACGGATAAGCTGGAAGAAAACTTGATTGAATTACAGAATGAATTTATCTGGCAGACCTACACCGTGGGGCGCTACAACATATTTTATGTTTACGAACCGAAAAAGCGCATGATTATGTCATTGCAATTCAAAGACCGGGTGGCGCAGCACGCTATATATAGCCAGCTGAACCCGCACTTTGAAAAGCAGTTTATAAATGACAGCTACGCTTGCAGAGTAGGCAAGGGAACACACAAAGCAGTCAACCGCCTGCATAACTGGTTGAAGCAGACAGACCGGAAGCCGCAGCGTTTCTATTATTTGAAACTGGATATTGCAAAGTATTTTTACCGGATAGACCATGAAGTATTGATGGACATTTTGCAGAAAAAGATTGCTGATGAAGATTTGTTGCACGTCTTGTCAGTGATTATAAACTGCGAAGACACAAACTTTGGTCTGCCGCTGGGCGCAGATATTGGCGACGTGGCGTTTGATGAATTGCTGGGAGAAGTTGGGCTGCCTATTGGCAATTTGACTTCACAAATGTTTGCGAATTTGTATTTGAATGAACTTGACCAGTTCTGCAAACACAAACTGCACCTGCATTATTACATACGTTACATGGACGACATTATAATTCTGCACCCAGATAAAAAGTATCTGGAAAAGATAAAGAACAAAATTGCGGACTTTCTGGGAAAAGAACTGCGGTTGCAGCTTAACAAGAAAACCTGCATAAGACCAACCAGCATGGGTATTGAGTTTGTAGGGTTCCGCATTTGGTCAACACACATAAAATTGCGCAAGAAGACGGCAAAGAAGCTGAAACGTAGATTGAAATATATGTTTGCAGCATATCACGCAGGAGAGATTGACAAAGATACACTGGATAGGTCCGTTGCTTCATACCGGGGCATATTACAGCATTTCAACAGTTACGGTATGCGCCAGAGCCTAAACGAACTGTACTTGCAGGAAATGGGCAAGCCATATCCAGAGCCGGAGAAGAAGCCAGCAAGTAAATGCGGTCTATTCTGCGGATATTACGGCAGCACTGATGATTACATCAAGCAGCCAGAAGAAAAGGAGGTGACGGACAGTGGAAGCAATGCAGACGCTTAACCCAGCGGACGTCTGGGACATGGTGCAAAAAGCTATTGTATGGCTTGCGGGGATTGGGATTGTTATTGACTTAACGCCGGGAATTAAAATACAGCCCGTTCGCTGGTTGATTAAACAGCTGGGAAATCTTATGAACCACGACTTGAAAGAGCAGCTGAACCAGCTTGAAAATGACTTTATAGAACACAAGGTTGATAGCTGGCGCACGGAGATACTATCATTCCAGAGCAGTTGCATAAACCATGAACGCCATACAAAAGAAGAGTTTGACCATGTTATTGATACATTGGCGAAGTATGACAAGTATATTAAGGACCACAAGTTGACAAACGGACAAGTTGACGTTGCGCATGAGTACATAGTGGATATTTACAAAGAATGTATGTGCACAAACGACTTTGCTTTGACAAAGCCGGAAGAAAAACCATAGGAGGTACAAAACAGTAACATGAAAAGTTTAATATTTTTTATCATTGGATTTGCACTGGCATTAGCAGTGCTTTTTTTATGGAATTTACAGTATTTCAGACAGCGCAGGAAGAAGAGAAAAGAAGAGTTGCAGGAACACCCGGAAAGAAAGACCAGCGCAACAAAAATCATTATCTTTTCAATTCTGGCGACTTACTACATAGCATTTGCCGTGGGCGTGTGGGTAGTGGTCACAAAGGATTTTTACCAGTTATCAGTCCTTTTGACGTTCGTTGGCGGGGTAACTGCTGCCGCAGTAGCGTTCTATTGCTGGAAAGCAAAGGCAGAAAACCTGCTGAAAATCAAAGCTGCATACCCGGAGTTGTCCGGCACGCTGTCTGACTTTTCAAGTATGACGCAGTAGCGCCGGGGAGGCATAAGACATGGGACTAATAGGAGAAACAACACCAGAAAAGATTTGGAACTTTCTGAAATCAAAAGGGCTGTCCAGTTGTGGGGCAGCCGGATTGATGGGGAACCTATATGCAGAAAGCGGGCTGAACCCGCAGAACTTGCAGAACAGCTATGAAAAGAAGCTGGGGCACACTGACGCAAGCTACACAGCAGCCGTGGACAACGGCAGCTATGGAAACTTTGCAAGGGACGGCGCAGGCTATGGACTGGCGCAGTGGACATACCACACCAGAAAAGCCGCTTTGCTGGAATATGCAAAAGCAGCCGGGAAGTCTATTGGCGACCTTGAAACACAACTGGGGTTCCTTATGAAAGAATTGACAGAGGGCTACAAAGCCACATTGTCAGTATTGAAGAGCGCACAGACCGTCATTGCTGCTTCAAACGCAGTGCTGACACAGTTTGAGCGCCCGGCAGACCAGAGCGACACGGTGAAGACAAAGCGTGCAGGATATGGGCAGAAATACTATGACCAGTACGCAGCCGGAGCCGTTAGCAATAAAAAAAATGGAGGTACAAGCAATATGAATGTATCAGAAGTAAGAAAGAAATTTGCAGCAAGGGCGGCAGCATATGTGGGAGTGAAAGAGGGTACAGCAGCACACCACGCAATCATTGACGCCTACAACAACCACAAGCCGTTAGCGCAGGGGTACAAAGTGACATACAGTGACGCATGGTGCGCAACCTTTGGTTCAAAGATTGCCATTGAAGCGGGCTACACAGACATTATCCCTACGGAGTGCAGCTGTGACCGTCAGATTAAGTTGTGGCAGCAGATGGGGCGCTGGTGCGAGAATGACGCAAAGGTGCCGGAACCGGGCGACTATATCTATTATGACTGGGACGACAACGGCACTGGTGACTGCACAGGCAGTTCAGACCATGTGGGCGTTGTAGAAAGCTGCAACGGTGACACTATCACAGTTGTTGAGGGCAACAAGTCCAATGCCGTTGGAAGAAGAACACTGGAAGTCAACGGGCGTTATATCAGAGGTTATGGCGTGCCGGACTTCTCAAAGAAAGCAACCAGCGAACCTGCAAAGCCTGCGGCACCTGCACAGCCTGCACAGGGAACAGCCGGGGAACAGGTATACACCGTGCAGAGAGGTGACACACTTTCTGGCATTGCTGCAAAGTATGGCACAACATACCAGAAGTTAGCAAGCTACAACGGAATTGCAAACCCTAACGTCATTAGCGTTGGGCAGAAAATCAAAATTCCGGGAAGCGGCGTGCGTACATACACCGTGAAGAGCGGTGACAGCCTTTGGGCAATCGCAGCAAAGCAGCTGGGCGACGGTTCCAGATACAATGAAATTAAGACCATGAACGGTCTTACAAGCAACACCATTTACGCTGGGCAGACATTGAAGCTGCCTGCATAATCAACAGGAGGAAAAAACAATGGATAATGTAATTTATGCAGCTGTATATTTTGCCGTAACACTGGGGGCGTTCTTGATTGGAAAGTACGTTTGCCCAAACATTCCAAAGACTGTAACAGATAAGCTGGGCGAATTGTCAGAGTGGGCAGCAAAGTTTGTGGAATGGGCAAAAGAGTTCAAAAAGGATAAGACCGGGGAAGAGAAGATGGCAGCAGTTGTGGAGCAGTTGAAGAAGATTGCTGATGAAGCCGGGCTGAATGTCACAGAAGACCAGCTGAAAGCCATTGCGCAGGCGGCATACAATGCCATGAAAGCCGGAGAGAAAGAAAGCAACACCGCAGAACCGCTGGAAGCACTCACAGCCACACCAGCTGCAACGGTAGTGATTAACACCACGGCGCCAGTGACAACAACAGAGAAAGTGGCTATTGCCACAGACAATGTGCCGGAGGGCGCCACGGAAACCAACGCAGACGGCACAGTGAACCTTTACGACGCAGCCGGGAACATTACCGGGAGCGTGACAAAGGAAGAAGCAGAGAAGATGGCGGCAGAAGTCACAAAGATTGTTGACGAAGAGGGAAACACGCTGGCAGACCTTAAATAATGCCGCTGACGCTTTGCAGAATAAGCCAGAATGGGAAGAAAAGACCGTAAGTGGATAAATACACCACTTACGGTCTTTTTACGTTTACGGGGCAAATGCGGCGTTATATCGGTTTATATGTGTAATCAATGCCGTTTTCAACAGCTTTGATACTGTCTATCTGGTCTTTATAGCAGCCACGGGCAGCAATCATACGGGCTTTGCTGACAGCTGCATTTTCACTTCCTGCATTAACATTCAGCCAATCAATGCGCACACCGTCATTGTCCACAATGGAGATTTGAAAAGACTTGTGAGGTATGCGCTTCACAGAGCCTTTGCCGTTGCACTGGTAGCAAGGACCAGTCATGCCGGATTTATAAATGAATTTGCCGGAACCATTGCACTTGCTGCAAATAACAATATCTGTTTTCATAGTCATTCACCATTCTTTCTGGGCGGCAGCAATGCCGCCCGGTTGCATTATACTTCTTTTGCTTGCAATTCGTCCCATGTATGCTGGGCAAGTTCTGCCATAGCCTGCGGCGTTTCTTTCACGAACATTGCGAAAAGGAAAGTCAAGAACTGGCTTTTTGTGTCCTGCCATTCTTCCGCTGTCATATCTGGGTTTTCTTCCAGCTTCATTTTCAGAAGCCGTTCTGTTATTTCCTGCCCAAAAGGAGTGTTAAGCGCTTTGCGTTCTGCCTGCGTTATCTTTTCCACAAATTCATCAAAGCTTCCAGCTATCATCATTTTTGCTTCCATCATTCATTCCACCTTTCTTTCCGGCTGGCTGCTATGCAATAGCAACCAGTCTTTCTGCACCCATTTTTCTTTCACGGACAACGCCATCTTGATTGCTTTTCAGAAGACAAGTGATTGTCTTTCCGGTCTTGCTTGGGATAAGGTCAACCACGGTGCTTGTATATCCGTAGTTCCACATGATAACGTCCCCGGTCTTTAATTCTTTTGCTGCCTTTGCTTCCTGCTTGTTATATATTCCTTGAAGTTTTACTGTCATTGCTTTGCCCTCCGTGTTCTGTATTTCTTTAACTGTCTTTATTATATACTTACGGAAGTATAAAAGCAATAGACACAATGCACAAACTTACGGAAGTATAATTGTATAATATGTATACTTCCGTAAGATAAAAGCATTTTACATAGTGCCGATAAAATCAGAACTGGTAAGCGCCCAGAACTGCGCAGCGTGGATAGTTGGGAACTTTGGAATTTCCCATGTGATATTATCGTACACAATTTTGTATATGCCATTCTGATTGACTGTCAGATAATATTTATCGGTATCAGTTTTACGGTCTGCCGGGTGCGTGTCCTGCACCATGAATGAAAGCCCGTTCTTTCTAAAGCGTCTATTATAAGATTTTGCCATATTATTTCACCTTTTCTTTCTGGGCGGCAGCAGTGCCGCCCGTGTAGTTATTAGTCAAGGCAACATTCCATTGAAATTGGATATTGCGCTTTTAATTTTTCAAAAGCAGCCTTTGTGACACGGTAGCTGCGCCAGTTTTCAATTTTCTTCTGGCAACCATCAATCCAGTGGGCTTCAATTTCTGTAATGCCCCTGCCTTTTAATTCAAGCGGGGTATCAACAAAATAATGTTTGCCATAATATGAAAGGCTGGCTTCCATCTTAACTTCTGGCTTGCGCTGTCCCATTTCTGGGGTGTAGCAGTGCAGCCCGTTTATTCTATCTTCCATGTAAATGATTTTTCCCATATCGTTTGACCTCCGTGTGTTTGATTTCCTTAACTGTCTTTATTATATACTTACGGAAGTATAAAAACAATCGGCAAAATATACAAATATACTTCCGTAAGATTGTATAAAATGTATACTTCCGTAAGAAAACAAAGTGTGATATACTGATTAAAAACCACAGGAGGTGCAGAAAATGCCAGATACAACAGAAAAGAAGACCATACCGAGAGGACCAGCAGCCACGGCAGCAAAGAACAAATACCGTGACAATAATTATGACCGCATGGAACTTGCGGTGCCAAAAGGAATGAAAGCACGCATAAAAGAAATTGCGAAGCAGCAGGGCTATTCCTCACAGAATAACTATGTTGTGGAAGCGGTAAAAGAGAAGTACCAGAGGGACACCGGGGAGGAATTAACGTGGCAGAAAGAGTAAAAGAACAGGAATTTGAAGAGGGCTTTCTGCATGGCTGGGACGGTTCGGAATGTATATATTATACAGACGAAAAGTGCTTATATTACAATGACGCAGAAGCACCGTGCCACCATTGCCACCACTACACAAGGAAGACACAGCAGAAAGGGGAGAGGATAGCAGAAAACTATCTGGAAACCAGAAACAAGGTGATTGAAAATTGCTGGTGCATGATAGTTGGAAACGACACGCCGAAGCAGGAAGACGGCTGGCTTGAAGTGATGAACGACAGGCAGACGGAAAACGGGATTGCTAATATATACAACTTTATGTATAAAGGGGAAAAAGCGCTGACACTGGAAGAAGTACAAGGGTACGGGGCAAACAGGTATTTTATCAGCAGCGGGGAATACACGCTGGCAGATTATATGAGAACAGTGCAAAATAATTCTGAAAATAAAAGACGGGGTGCTATAAATGGAAAGAGGAAAAGAGTGGACGGAAGATGAGATATACAAAATGCTTAAAGCGGAAGAAGAGAAAAAAGAGAAGAGAATAAAAAGACGGAACAAGAAACCAGAATATATGCGAATGGTACAAACCAATGAAGGAGAAACAAAGATATTCTGCTGGTACGAGGGACAACCAGACACAATAGAAATTTTATTAGAAATTAAAGGCAAGGAAGAATATATTACAAGAGATGCGACAATAAAAGAATTTGAATATCTGCACAACGCAATACGAAACGGAACACAACCGCATAAAATACAAAGGGGGAGGGGCAATAATTGAAAAAAGAAGAATATATGGAAATAGGGGAAAAGTTCTGGAAAATGGACACTGCAATTATAAATTTCTGCGGTATGCCGGAGGATATACACCCACCAATTAAAGGATATATAATAAAAGGGCTATGCTTGGGACTGACGAAATATAATGAACATATAAGAGCAAGTTTATTCAAGCAATATCTAAAGGACTTTCCAAAAGATAAAAACAACCCGTTTTCAAAAGGCGGGTGGGCAATGTTCAAAGGAAATGGACTGTAAAATAAAACCCCGGCAGGCAGCAGCCTTGCTGGGGTTTTCTATTTTGTACTAACTTAACACAGCCCACTGGGGCATTGGATACAAAGGCAGCGCGGTTGCTTATGGAAAAACTGTGCGAGA